CAGCAGCCATTGGAATCAAAGCAGCGGCGGCACCTCACAAGCCGCCATGGCAGCAGATACAGATGTTGGCATCCTTGATGAAACACTGATTGAGATGGGCGTCACCTGGCGTTTCAAGCAGAACCACGGCCTGACATATGATGAGGATTTCAGGCAGTACCAGCTTGAATTGCGGCAGGCCATCAGCCGCGCAGGCGGTGCGCCGGTCATCAGTCTGGATGATGCCAGACGCCTGCTGGTCAGCCCATACAGCTACAATCTGCCTGACAGCGGATACGGGGCCGTCTGATGCTGCAAGCGCTGCCAACTTCCAGAGGCTACCGCGTCAAGGCGGTCAGCGTGCCAGCCCCTGTGGGTGGTCTGAACAGCCGTGACAGCATTGATGCAATGGCACCGACTGACGCACTGATCATGTCCAACTTTTTCCCGACTGTGGAGAAAGTCACCCTGCGCGACGGCTACACCAGTTTTTGCACAGGGATTGGCACAGGCAATGTTGAAACACTGGTGGAACACAATGCTGGCGCAAACCGGCAGCTTTTGGCAATCGGCAGCAACGGCACGCTGTACCAGATTGACAGCGGGACAGCCGTCAGCAAGAAAACCGGCCTTGCCAACGGCAGGGCAGAAAGCATTGAGTTCAACAACCACACCATCTTTGTGCCGTCAGGGGCGAACGTGCCTTTTAGCTGGGACGGGTCAAGCGCCAGCGATTTGTCGATCACGCTGTCTGATAGCGTCAACGCAAACACGCTGACCGGCGTACACGCGCACAAAAACCGCGTCTATTACTGGACTGGCGACAGCCAGAACTTTTACCACAGCGCCACCGTTGACACCTTTCAGGGCAACTTTACCAAGTTCCCTGTCGGCTTGGTCGGCACATTTGGCGGCAACATCATTATGATAAACACGCTCACCATTGATGGCGGTGAGGGCGTTGATGACCTTCTGTGCATCATAATGACCAGCGGCGAGGTGCTGCTATATTCAGGTTCTAACCCTGCCAGTGATTTCAGCTTGGTTGGTACGTTTCGGATTGCAGAGCCGATCAATGAAAAACGCGCCATTGCCAAGCTGGGCGGCGATGTCATCGTGATGACCAAAGAGGGCTATTTGCCTTTGAGCCAGGTCGTGCGCCAGGACATTGTGGGCAACAAGGCAGCAGCCATTTCAGAGAAGATCCGCGGCACCGTCATCAGTCAGGTCAAGGCCACCGGCACATCAACCGGCTGGCAAGTCTTTGTTAGCCCTGACGGTGACAAGGTCTATTTCAACTACCCAACTGGTGAGCCTGACCCTTTCAACCAGCATGTGTTCAACCCGATTATCAGGGCGTGGTGCATTTTTGAAAATTTGCCAGCCCATGTCTGGGGCCAGTTCAATGGCGATACGTTTTTTGGCAGCGCATCCGGCGTTGTATTCAAGGTGACTGGTGATGCTGATAATGGCGAAAACATTGTTGGTGATCTGGCTACGGCCTACAATTATTTCGGCGACAGAGGCGGTGTGAAGCGCTTCAGTAGCGTGCAGCCCATGCTTGAGGGTGAAACAGACGTTGTGTTCAGTTTCGGCGTAGGCGTTGATCAGTCACCCGTTGCGGCGATTGATGTCTCGCCTGTGACCTTTCAATCAAATCTGGCAGCGTGGGATACCGCCACCTATGATGACTTTTTCTATGCTGACACGGCTGGCGCTGGCGTTACCAAGCGGCGCAAGGCGGTCAACCGGCTAGGCTACTCCAGTGCATTGCGGATCAAGGTTGCAACCAGCACGCAGACAATCTCGTTCATCAGCGCTCACTATACATTCGCACCAGGAGGGCCACTCTAATGGCATTCAGCGGCGGTACGTTTTCACGCACATTTGACTGCACGACAGATCGTGACAATGGCGTCAAAATCCTTGCATCCAAGTTCGACACAGAACTAGACGGGTTCGCAACGGGCCTGTCCACTTGCATACTTAAAGACGGCACACAGACATGCACTGCTGCAATCCCGTTTGCAGAAGGTCTGACTGTGCCTGACAACAAGACCATCGTTCTTGGCACAAATAGTGACATCACCATTCAGTATGATGAAAGCACAAACGACAGCCTTGAGATTGCAGCCAATGTAGAGGGCGCGGCACTTGGCATCGTGCTGAAGGCTGACCAGGGCGACGACAATGCAGACCAGCACAAGCTGAACATCGCTGACGGCGGCGTGCTGACGCTTGGAAGCAAGATCAGCGGCAGCTTTGTCAGCTACCTCACCCACACGCCAAATAGCACTGTCGCCAGCAGCACAACGGCTGTTGCAGGCAATCTGACTGTCGGCGGTGATCTGACGCTAGGATCTGGCGCTGTCATCAGCGAGGCTGAGTTAGAGGCGATTGACGGCGTTACAGCAGGCACGGTAGCAGCATCCAAGGCTGTAATCGTTGACAGCAACAAGGACATTGCCAGTTTCCGCAACGTGACTCTGACCGGCGAGTTGGACGCTGGGTCACTGGACATTAGCGGCGATGCCGACATTGACGGCACGCTCGAAGCCGATGCCATGACGCTGAACGGCACAGCCATCACAGCCACAGCCACGTTGGACACAGGCATATCTAACAACAATGTTCCAAAATTCACCAGCGGCGTGACTGATGATGATTTCCTGCGTGTGGCTGGCACGGCTATTGAAGGACGGTCTGCATCAGAAGTGTTGTCGGATATCGGTGCCACTACAGCCAATGAGGCGGCCAACGAGGCCACCGCGTTAGCGATAGCCTTGGGCTAAAGGAGAAAACGAATGGCTAACACATTCAAAGTGGTGTCACATGATGTGATGCCAGCCAGTTCTGGCACGCCTGAAGACCTTTACACCACGCCTGGCAGCACCACCACCATCGTGCTGGGCATGGTGCTTGCCAACGTACACACGAGCCAGGTGACGGCCAGTGTGAAGCTGGTCAGCGACACATCTGGCGGCGGCAGGGCTGCGACAAATACCACAACGTTTTTGTTGAAAGACGCACCCATTCCTGTGGGGTCCAGTTTGGAATTTCTAAGTGGCAACAAGGTCGTGCTTGAGACAACCGACAAAATCCAGATTGATTGCTCAGTTGCCGACAAAGTCAGCGTGTCGATGACGATTATGGAGATCACCTAATGGCTTACATCGGTGTTGACCCAAATCGGCTTGTCAGCCTGATACTGTACGAATACACAGCCACCTCTGGGCAGACCACGTTCAGCGGCTCTGACGACAACAGCGCCACCTTGTCATATACGGCAGACAACCTGCAAGTGGTAATGAACGGTATTGTTCTCGACCCGTCTGACTTTACAGCCACCAACGGCACCAGCGTCGTGCTGGCCACTGGCGCAGCGACTGGCAGTCTTGTGAACATCTATGCCTTCAAGAGCTTCACTGTGGCTGACACTGTGTCTGCGTCGTCAGGCGGTACGTTCAGCGGAAATGTGACTGTCAATGCGTTGCTTAACGTGGACAACATCCGCATCGACGGCAACACCATCAGCAGCACCAACACGAATGGCGACATCACCCTCGACCCGGATGGGACAGGCGACACGATTGTTGCGTCGGGCAACGTGGGCATCGGGACGACTTCGCCAACATTCGGTAGCGGTTCTGGTTTGGAGATTGAAAGAGCAGGCATTTCAACCATAAGGCTAGATGACTCAACTGACAGCACAGCCATTGAAATAAAAGCAGCAGTGGGTGCTGTGGCAATTGATGGCAGAACGAATCATCCTATGCTTTTTGCGACAAATGGCACAGAACGTATGCGTATCGAAAGCAATGGTAACTGGAAATATTCTGGCATTGCTAGTGGTGCGGGAACCTATCCTTTGAAATGGAACGCCTCTACTGGTGCCATAACATTTGACACATCTGCAAGACAGGTGAAAGACAATATTGTTGATTGTTCTTATGGCCTATCAGAAATTTTGCAGTTACAGCCAAGACAATACAATCGCAATGATGACGGCGATAAGTTAGAGATTGGCTTTGTTGCTGATGAAGTTTCTAGCGTTATGCCAGAGTTCGTCCCGCTCGTCGCAGAAAGTGTATTTAGTGGCGATGAGGCCGACACAGCTTTGGTTGCTGGTGGCGTTAATTATGAAAAACTTGTGGCTGTGTTGACTAAAGCAATTCAAGAGCAAAATGCGACAATTACCGACCTTGAGGCCCGACTGACCGCACTGGAGAACGCATCATGAGCAGAGCAAGAGATTTCGCGGACCTCGCCGGTTCGGCTGATGCTGGTGGCATTACCGGCAAGAATCTTGTCATTGGGGGATGTATGCGCGTGGCGCAGCGGGGTACGAGTGTCACTGGCATAACATCTGGTGGATACCGCACCTGTGACCGTTTTATGTTTTCACCTTTCGGCCCAGCGGGAACGTGGACAGTTACTCAGTCAACAGATGCACCAGACGGCTTTAGCAACTCTTTCAGAATTGACTGCACCACAGCAGATGCTTCTCTTGGCGCAAGTGATTTTGTAATCGTGGAGACAAAGATTGAGGCGCAGAACGTACAGCATTTGAGGTACGGCGACTCCTCCGCAAAGACTGTTACCGCTTCTTTTTACGTTAAGTCTAACAAGACAGGCACATACGTTCTTGAGTTACGCCAGCCCGATTCTGGTCGCTTATATAGCAAGACTTATACGATTGATGCGGCAAATACTTGGGAATACAAGACCCTCACTTTTCCCGGTGACGTAAGCGGCACAATCAATAACGATAACGGTCAGGGTCTGAATATGAATTTTTGGTGTGCTGCTGGCTCTACCTTTTCATCTGGTTCAATCGGAACAAGCTGGCACACTACCAACGCAAACCGTGCGGCTGGTGTGGTCAACCTTGCCGACAGCACCAGCAACGAATGGTACATCACCGGCGTCCAGCTTGAGGTTGGCGAACAGGCCACGCCGTTCGAGCATGAACCCTATTCGGTCACGCTTCAGAAAGCACAGAGGTACTGCCAAGTGCGGTCTAGTGAGGGCGTTAATTATGGAGTCTTTGCTGGTGGTGGTCTGGTGGATAGTAATGTTTCGTATTTCACTATTCCTCACATTACAACAATGAGGGCAGCGCCGTCTAACAGCATCACCGGAACTTTTAGGGTAGATACTGGCAACAACACCCACACCTCTTTCACGTTTGACAGGCAAACCACGCATAGCTTACGTGCGATTGTAGCAACATCTTCTATAACGAGTAGTGTTGGGCAGTTACAGGCAGACGGCACAAACACCTCTACGATTATTTCCGATGCGGAGTTGTAATTATGGGTGAATTAAATATCACGTCAGCTAAATACATCGCAGATGCAGATACGTCTGAAAACGCATCAATAGAGATTGTTGTAGCTGGAGATAAGATATGGGTGCCGCTGGCCCCCGGCAACCGCCACTACGACGAAATCATGCGACAGCAGTCGGAAGGACTGCTGACCATTCAGGATGCTGACTGATGAGCAAGCCCACAGCCGCATCTGTACAGGCCCAGATAGATACACATGAGGCAGTGTGCGCTGAGCGGTGGAAAGAAACCATCCTGCGGATCAAGCGCATCGAACACATCATGATTGGCACTGCTGGCACAACCATTGTCCTGCTTGTAGGCGTTTTGCTGGGGCAGTGATCCACGCTTTTCTGCTGTTCGTGTTTCTGGACGGCAGGCTGGTTTCAAACGATCTGTATTTCAGAAATCTTGATGAGTGTCTTTTTTTCTCTGTGCGTATAAGCCGCCAGGGAAAGAACCTGACATCGTACTGCCTGCCCAAATATGTCAATCCAGAACAAGTGAGGGTGTACTAATGGACCCAGTCACGATTGCTGCTGGCGCTGCTACTGCTTATTCAGCCGTCCGCAAAGCTATCATGGCGGGTCAGGAACTTGAGCAAATGATCGGCAGCGTGTCGAAGTGGGTTTCTTGTGTCAGTGACCTTGACCAGCTTGAGCGCGAGGCCAAGAACCCGCCGATTTTCAAAAAGCTTTTTGGTGGACAGTCGGTTGAAGCAGAAGCCATTCAAGTGTTCGCGGCCAAGCGCAAAGCGGAAAGCGACAGACGCGAGTTGTTAAATTACATCGGGCTGACCTTGGGCAAGTCTGCTGTTGACGATTTGATTCGGCTTGAGGGACGCATACGGAAGAAACGGCAGGAAACGCTATACGCGCAGCGTGAAAGCCGTCGCAAGTTCATTGAGATCGTTGCCTGGACAATCACAATCGGCGCTGGCTTGGCTGTTCTGACAGCCTTTGTTCTGCTGCTCAAGGCGCACACAGCGCAGGCAGCAAACGACCTGACGGTCTGCCGCTTGGTCAAGTGTATGAAGATCGACAAGGACACCACAGCGTGCGTCTATAGGGGCGCTCACAACACACAAGAAACCATGATGTTCTCGCCGCGTGAGTTCCGGCCACGCGAATACCTGTGCCAGTGGGACATTGACCAGCCGCCACCGCCTGACATTTACGAGACGTTAAAAGGCATCAGGGACAGCCAAAATTGAACCGCATCATTTTTGGCGCAGACGACTATCTAAAATCATGGGCAGCAAAGCGCATTGGCATCAACCAGTTTGGGCCAAGCGTGGCGATTGGTGTGCAGCGTGACGATCAGATCATTTGCGCCGCCATTTACCATGACTTGAGAGAAGGGCAGATCGAGGCGTCTATAGCTGCTTCCTCCCGGCGCTGGGCGTCCCGATCTGTCCTGCATACATTGTTCGCCTATCCGTTCAAACAAGTCGGGGCGCACCGGCTGCTAGTGCAGTGCAGCGAGGCCAACGCCAAGGCAATGAAGATGAACAGGCAGCTAGGCTTTACGCAAGAGGGCAGGCTGCGGCATCTGCATGGGCCAGATGATGGCATTCTGTGGGGCATGTTGAGGGATGAATGTAAATGGATAAAGGGTCAAAGTAATGGGCAAGTCAGCGCCTTCACCACCACCAGTTCCTGATCCAAACGAACTGATCAACGCTCAAAGCAATGCAAATCGCATCACTCAGTTTACGCCGTATGGCAATCTGCTGTTCGGATCTGTGGGCGATCAGGGGCAGTTTGTTCAGGGTCCAGTGCCGGACGATGGACAAGCGGCAGCGTTCACCCAAGAAACACCGTTTCAGGCACAGTTGCGTGCGGCGACTGAAGGCACCGGCCTGGGGCTGGGCAATCTGGCATTCAACCGTGTGACAGGCCGACAAGTCATCGGCCAGAACCCTGATGGCTCACCGATTTTTGCTGACGACCCTGATTTCCAGAACCCGCTCAGAACGGCCCCGACATTGGCTGGCGTGCAGCAGGCGCAAGACATTGACCCGACTACCGGCCTGCCTGCGTTCCAAAGCCAGATCAGCACGACCACGCCAATGCCTACAAGCATTGACACTGCCGGTTTGACAGCCCTACAGAGCGATCCAGTGGCGTTTCGCAGCAACATTGAGCAAACACTGTTCAATCGGCAGCTAGGGCTGTTGCAGCCAGAGTTTACCCAGCAGCGTGAGGCGCTTGAACAGAACCTCGCAGATCGTGGCATTCCCATAACATCACAAGGCTACAATGACGCTGTGAACCGTCTTGAGACACAGCAAGGCGAACAGCTAGGGCGTCTGGCACAGCAGGCGACACTGGCGGCAGGGCAGGAATCTGACCGGCTGGTCAACCAGGCACGTAACATCAGAGCGCAGCAGTTTGGTGAGCGTGCGGCCAGCGGTGAGTTTGGACTGGCGGCGCAGGGCCAAGGCTTTAGTCAAGCGGCTGCTAACACGCAGCTTGCCAACGCGGCACGCCAAGACACTGTGGCCAATCAACTGCTGTCAAACCAGATCGCTAATCAAGCACGCAGTCGCCAAATTGCAGAGCGCAATGCGCTGCGCGGTCAAAACTTCAACGAACTGGCAGCACTGCTGGGTGGCCCACAAATCCAACAAGGCAGCTTCTTTGCACCTGGCGGCGTCGATACGCAGGGTGCGTTGGGCGCACAGATGGCGGCGCAGCAGAACGCCTATTCACAGGCGATGCAAAATCGTTCAGCAAATCTTGGCGGACTTTTCGGATTGGCTGGCAATCTTGGCGCAGCTTACTTGTTGAGGTAGACGATGGCACACACACCATTCCACGGTCTGATGCAACCAGGCCAACGCCCGTCAATGCAGTTTCAGCAGCTTAATCAGGCGTATCAGTCCGATCCGCGGCGCATCCTTGGCCAAGCGCTGATGGGGCAGGGTGCAAGTTCTGCGCCTGTTAGGACGCCCTTACAAGGGCTTGGCAGGCTGTCTAGCGCACTGGTGGGCGCATACCTACAGCGCAAGGCTGGTGATGCACAAGTCGAGCGTGAGACTGAAATGACAAATCAGATCATGGGAATGCTGGGGCCGAATGTGGCTCCAGGTGTTCGCGCTGCTGTTGCTGCCAATCCATCAGCGGCTATGCCAGCATTACTGACCGCACAGTTCGCGCCAACAACCACCTCACAAATAACAAACCTAGGCGACTTTTCAGCGGTTGAAACAACCACGACTAATCCATTGACGGGAGCCACCAGCAGTTCACTTGGCAACCCCGTGCAGCGCCGTGCGCCAGCAAAGCCGGATGTGTTTAATTTTGTGAATCCGAATGACCCGTCAGACGTACAATCAATTTTAAGCACTGACCCGCAATTTGCCGCAAAAACACAAACCTTGATTGATGCCGGTTATGTGGAGCGACAAGGCGGTGGCACGTCCGTTTCAGTCAACCCAACCATTGCGATGGGCAACGAACAGCAATCAGAGTTCATGAAAGCCGCTGCAACGTCAGCAGCCAAACGAATAGAGGACTTGAGTAAACAAGTGCAAAGCGAGTCTGATTTGATCACAAGGCTAAATATTGCCGATCAATTGCTTGAGATTGGCACCGAAACAGGGCCAATTACCAATATAACGATGCCCATCAGAAACCTTGGAAAGGAATTTGGATTTTTAAACGATGAGCAAATCCGCGATTTAAACAACCAACAAGTTTTGACAGCGGCGTTCAACTTTATAATTCCACGCATGAGAGTGGTCGGATCGGGGGCAACATCCGACTTTGAAGCCCGATTGTTTTCAAGTGCCACTGCTAATATGAGCAACACGCCAGAGGCAAACAAAGCCTTGGTGAAATCAATGCAAGCACTTGTACAGCGTCGAGCAGATATTTTGAAAGCGATGGAAAAATTCGCCAAGAAAAATAACAGTTTGATTGGATTTGCAGAATTTGCAGATGAGAACGTGCCGCCAGCCTTACAAGCGTACATGACGGACGGAGAGTATGACGCGGCTGTTGAAAACGGTGAATTGAAAAACGGGGATTTATATTTCAACGGCATCACCGGCACATTTGAAATTTATGAGGGGGATGCCTAATGCCTTTACCGCGAGAGTCAAAAACAGCGCCTGTTGGGGAACGCACAACCGGCGATGTTGCAATGGATTTTGGGCGTGCTGCCGCACAAGGTGTTTCGTTTGGATTTGCGGATGAGATAGAGGCGGCTGTAAGGGCGGCTTTTGACAGCGGCAAAACATATGCAGAAGTGGTGAAGGATGTCAGAGGCCAAATTGACAGCTTTCGACAACGCAACCCAGCCGCTGCCTATGGCACAGAGATAGCTGGTGCAATACTGCCAACTATAGTCGCACAGTTTATTCCTGGGGTAGGTCAAGCTGCAACGGCTGGCAGAGCAACGCAACTAATGCGTTCCGCTGGCATGGGAGCCGGTAGTCAAAGGGTTGCCAGAGTTGCAGGCACAAGTGGCGCACAAAGCGCGATCTATGGCGCAGGGGCGGCTGAAGGCGGTATTGCAGAGCGTTTACCTAGTGCAGCAGCATCAGGCGCAATTGGCGCTGTTGCAGGCCCAGTGGTGGACAAGGTAGCGCCAGCGATCACGGCAGGGGCGGCTGATCTAATAAAAAAAGGTGTAGCGCTTACACCTGGGCAGGCTGTTGGCGGCTCAAGCCTGCTTGGCACGGCATTGCAACGTGCAGAAGAACGTGCGGCTGACACTGTGCCACTTTTGGGTGACGCAATTAGGGGCGCATTTGACCGCGCAACGGCTGGCTTCAATCGCGCTGCGGTTACGGAAGCGCTTGCGCCACTTCAAACAAAAGTGCCAAAAAATCTTGAAGGCAAAGAACTAATTGGCTACGGCCAGCGGCTGATAAGCAACGCTTACAACGCTACCTTGAGCAAAATGAAAATAGAAAATGTAATGCCTCTTGCATCAGAAATGGACACCATAACTAAAGATTTATCAGACGACATTGCAAAAGACGTTCAAGGCCGCGTTTCCCGCTACATTACCAAAAAATTTAAAAACGGCGGTATGTCTGGGCAAGATATCAAAAAAGCCCAAACACTTTTGCGTAAAGATATTTTGCGTTTGCGCCGTGAGGGCAGTGAAATTGGAGCGCGTAAAGCTGATGCGCTCGAAGATATTCGCAACGTATTCAGTGCAGAGTTGCAAAAAGCAAACCCGGTTCAAGGCCCAAAACTAAACCAAATTGATAAAGCCTATGGTCAGTTTGAGATTGTGCGAAACGCAGAACTGCGCCGCAAAACCAGTGAAGGGTTTTTACCCGGTGATTTGCTGCAATCGGTGGCAAAAGGCGATGTCACAAAGAGGCAGTCAAAATTTACTGCTGGGGAAGCCCGGATGCAAAACCTTGCGCGTGAGGCTCAACAAGTAATGGGCAACAAGACGCCAGACAGCGGCACAGCGGCAAGATTGATGTCACCCACTGGTATGGGTGTAGCGTCAGCGGGCGGTGGTGCTTTATCACAAGCAGATCCTATAACCATAGGGGCGACTTTAGCCTCGCCAGCGGCATACTCCACATTTGGCGTGCCAATCGCCAGAAACGTTGTGGCTGGATCAGGTCGTGCCTTGAGGGCAGCGGTGCCGGTAGCAGCGGCAAACACGACAGAGCTTAGTCGTCAGGCTTTAGCTGATCTTTTGCGGCGATAAGTGGCCCAGAAAAAGCTGGAGAGGTCGAGCGAGTTTGAGCGCTACGATCTCGACAATGACGGCGTGGTCACTGACGCAGAAATTGAACGCGCCCGTGAAATCCGTGAGACAGAAGACAAGAGCCGCAAGCACCTGGCACAGCTACGCCTAGCACGCTACGCGCTCATAGGCATGGGCGTTTATACAGTCCTGCTGTTTATGCCGTTCATACCAGACGCACGCATCAAACTACTAAGTGAGGTCAGCCCACTGCTCTACATCAGCTTGTCTGGTGTGGTGGGTGCCTACATGGGCTTCACGCAAATGGGGGATAAGAAATGATCCAAGCATTGATAGGGCCGGTCACCGGCTTGCTGGATAAGTTCATTGAGGACAAAGACCAGAAAGCGAAGCTGGCGCATGAAGTCGCCACGATGGCACAGAACCACGCTCAAGAGTTGGCCAAGGGCCAGCTTGAAATCAACAAGGCTGAAGCACAGCACCGCAGCATCTTTGTCGCTGGCTGGCGTCCTTTCGTGGGCTGGACATGCGGCATTGCCTTGGCTTGGCATTTCGTGCTGGCACCCCTGACCATGTTTGTGTGCGCCTACATCGGCGTCACGATCCCGGATCTGCCCACCTTTGATATGTCGTCATTGCTTACCGTTCTAATGGGCATGCTGGGCCTTGGTGGACTACGCACGTTTGAAAAGGCCAAGGGCATCGCGAAATGAACAAAGATAAACTGCGCGAAGAACTTGCAGAAGATGAAGGGTGCAAGTTTGAAATCTATCTTGACCACCTTGGTTTGCCTACATTTGGCATTGGCCATTTAGTCAAAGAAGACGACCCAGAACATGGCCAGCCGGTTGGCACACCTGTTGAAGATGAGCGAGTGCGTCAGGTTTTTGCCCTTGACCTTGCTGTCACCATTGAAGACTGCCGCGCATTGTATGACAACTTTGATGAACTGCCAGAGGACTGCCAATTGATCATCGCAAATATGATGTTCAACATGGGTCGGCCACGCCTTTCAAAATTTGTTGGCATGAAGCGCGAGGTTGATGCACGCCGGTTTGACGCAGCGGCTGACGAGATGGTCGATTCGCGTTGGCATGATCAGGTGCCAAATCGGGCGAAAAGGTTGGTCAAGCGCATGAGGGCATTGGCGCATGGCTAGGGCAGCGCCGTCAAAGGGCAAGGCCAAGGTCAAGGTCACTGCCACCGGCAAGCGGGTCAGCTATGGCCAAGCTGGCAAGGCGAAGGGTGGTGGCCCACGGGTGCGCCCTGGCACATCGAAGGGCGACAGCTACTGCGCCCGATCAGCCGGTCAGATGAAGAAACATCCGAAAGCAGCAAAGAATCCTAATAGCCCGTTGAGGCTATCGCGCAAGCGCTGGAAATGCGCTGGCAAAAAATCACGCCGTTAAAAGGAGAAATGCAATGCCAAGGGGTAAAGGAACTTACGGTAGCAAGGTTGGCCGTCCGAAGAAAAAGAAGCCGATGAAAGTTGCGGCTAAGAAAAAAATAGGTGGCCGCATGGGTGGTCGAAGCCTACGCAGGGTGTAGGTCATGGCACCGCGCAAAAAATCGTCCGGTCCAAAGCCAACCAACCCCAAGCTGTACTCAAACGTAAAGGCTGCTGCCAAGCGCAAGTTTGATGTTTATCCGTCTGCTTATGCCAATGCTTGGCTGGTGCGTGAGTACAAAAAGCGAGGTGGCAAATACAGCGGGAAAAAACCGTCATGAGCCTGACCAAATGGTTCAAAGAAGACTGGGTTGATATCAGCGCACCAAAGAAGGGTGGCGGTTACAAAAAGTGTGGCCGCACCTCTTCAGAACGTGGCAAGCGTGGCTATCCCAAGTGTGTGCCAGCCGCAAAGGCAGGGCGCATGAGCAAGTCGCAGGTGCGGTCAGCGGTGCAGCGCAAGCGGTCAAAAAAGCAGGGCGTGGGTGGCAAGCCGACCAATGTGGCGACCTTTGCAAACAGGCGCAAAGCACGGGCTTAAATCCAGTCCAGTTTCAGTCCAGTTTCAGTCCAGTTTTCTGGCTACCAACCCCAGCCAGCATTTCCCAAAATGCCCCAGAAACAGCCAATTTTGTTGGTCAAAAACCGGTAAAATCGGGCCTGTCACGCCGGAGGCCGCGGGTTCGAGTCCCGTCACTCCCGCCATCCCCAAACCCAAGCATAGCTTCAAAAACAAGCCCTCGGCCAAAACCGGCTGGGGGCTGTTTTTTTGTGTCAGTCCAGTTTCAGTCCAGTTTTATTTGCAGTGCTTGTCCTTTTCCGTTAAACTGCTCTTAGTTAAACATCAAAATGGGAGCAAATTGATGAAGGATTTACCAGTTAGGTTTCGTGCCGACAACAACTGCTATTGCATCAATGCAAGCCGCGTAGGTCGAAGTGACAAGTATGGTAGTTTCGCCACAAAGGATGAGGCGTTAGCAGAAGCGGAAATGCTAAAGGCCAAGTTCCTTACGGGCATGATCGCCCAGCCCGTGAAAGTCAAAAGTTGCGCTGACGCTGCTGCCGCATTTTTAAAATCACAAACAGACCGTGTTGATGATCAGGAAATTGCATTGTCGCATTATAAAGAAATGAAACGCGGTTTGGATTTTGCGTTAGCCATTCGCATTGATGGCAAGATGTTTAGCAAGCACGCTCTGGACAAGCTGGTCACAAAAGCAAACAAAGATGGATTGGCCCGCGCTTTCAAGCGCGCAATTAAAAGCGAAAACAAAAGCAAATCGACTGCGGAAAAACGTATCAAGTCGTTAAAGGCGTTTTTGAATTATTGTCAGGCAAGAGGGTGGATTGACATCAACCCGCTGGACAAAGTGTCTTTTGGTTTATCAACAGAAATTGCAGATCGTGCGCCTAGAATACAGCCGCATGCTGTCCAGCAACTTGTGACAAAAGGCTTGGATGGTGAGACATTGACGAGCCGCGCTATGGTGCTGACAGCGTTGTCATCTGGCATCCGTCAGGGTGAACTGCGTGCGCTACCGTGGCGCTGTGTTGATTTCAAAGAAAACACAGTGCGAATCAAGCAAGCTGTAAAGACAGAAACCAGTGAACTTGGTAAGCCAAAAACGAAGCGCGGTTTCCGCACCATTCCTGTGCCAAGCGAAGCCATGCAAATATTGCGTGAACTAAAAATGCAAAGTCGCCACACAGGCGATGACGATCTGGTGTTCGCCACAGCCGCTGGTTTTCCAAAGCAGAAAAAAACACTGCGTGAATTGATTGAACGCGCATCAAAGCGCGCCGGTATTGAGCGCATGGTCTGGAGTGACATGAGACACTTTTTTGCAAGTGTTCAGTTGTCGGCCTTGGGTGAAGACTGGGCAGAGGTAGCGGGGTTAATGGGCCACAGCAATCCGTCATTCACTTACCGTCAATACGGCCATTATACCAAGAACAAGGCAAAACAAGAAAAGGCGCGGTCTGCCACTGGCAGTGCAATATTCGGATAAAAGAAAGGGGCGCTAGTGCGCCCCTCTCATCACATCCCAAATTCTTTGCGCCCAGTTCCTGGGCGGCGGCTCAATGCTCACCGCTTGGCGTCTTGCTGCCCATATACGTTTCATCCTTTTACTCTGCGCGGCACGCTTTTCAGGCGTCCATGCTGCTTTGTGTTTGTTCATCAATCCCACCTAATTTCACAATTTCAGAACGCGGTATGAACCACCGTGAACCATCTTGAATAGCCGCGATCTGGCCATCCTTGATCCAGCGCCTGACGCGCTTGCGGCTGGCCTCACTGTAGCCTTCACCGAATAGTGCATCACACGCCTCTCTGACCGTCAGTAGCGCCTGCCTAGCCATTCTTTGCAGCCTCATAGCCAGCCGGTGGCGGCGGTGCATCAGGCACACTTGTATGCGGCGGCGGTGCCGGTGGTGGGGGCGGCGGCGGTGCATACACAGGGGCAGGGACAGCAGCTTGCTGTCGCGGGGCACCGTCATTGAGCCAGAGCCGTGATCTGGCCACACGGTGAAATGTGTCACCAATCTTCACTTGTATCTCCAGACCAGGCTGCTGCTTGAAATCGTCCTTGGTGGCTTGATAATAGGCGTCCAGACGTGCCTTCAGATCAGGGTCACTGATGTTGAACCAGAAACTGATGCTTAAATTGTCGTCAATCTCGACGCCTCGCACCAACTGAATCTTGCCAGCTTTGTATTCAGGTTGTGCCATTTTGGATGTCCTTCTCTTGTTTTTTCCAGAAAGCATAAAAGCGATTGTAGTCGTCAGGCTTGTTGTTGTGCATTGCAGTCAACACAGGGTTCATTTCACCGATCCAGGCATTGAGGCCGGTCAGTGATTTAAATGATTTGATTTTGGTTTCGAGGGCTTCCAGGTCGTAAGACTTTTTGGGCGGGTCTTTCAACCCACCGTTCACCTGTCCGTCGTCATCGTCGTCAAATTCAACCTCTTGAATGCCAGCCGCTAGGCCCAGCGCTGCCATTAAAGCGTAGCGCCGTGCGTAACTGATGGCCGATCCAAGTTTCTGATTGTTGGTCATGTCATCGACAGCGATAGGGTAACGCCCGATTTTTTCATCGCCGCTGGTGTGCATGATGTACGTTTTAAGGTGCATCCCTATGCCGTCTTCATAGTCCACCAACTGGCTAAACGACAGGCCGTGTTGTGCCGCCTCTTTCACCTTGGTCATCACAGAGCCAACACTAGCGTATTGTGATCTGTTGCCGGTCTTGTCCAATTCAAGCCCCGTCTGCGCGGCCTGAAACGTCGCCAGCGCTTTCGCCAACTCACTCATTATCACCCTCTACTGATCGCGTGTTGAATAGCCCGTCATGGGCTGGGTTGTTTTTCATCCACAGCCGCGCGTAATACGGCTTGTGATGATCGTTGATCTTGAGCGCCTCACCATCTGGCCTGGCGTCAATGATGTTGATGGTGGTTTCCCACCGGATGCGTTCCATGATCATCTGTGAGCCAACGCGCTTGTGGCCCTTGGCAATCGCCTCGCGGGTGAAGCGATCCCAAAGCTGGTAGACCATCGGGTTGGCCTGGTGGAACGCCAAGAACCGTGCTTCACGCTCATTACGGGGTGCCTGCATGGCCTCAAACAGCGTGGGCTGGGCGTTCATGTCATCACCACGTCAAGCAGCACGATGAAGCACCACAGGCTGAAGACAGCAAATAATGAGCCGATGACGATGCCGCACACGCGCAAGGCTTCACGCCATGCACTGTAGGGCCGCAGTGGTCGGCCTGCTTCATCAACGTGAAGCCACAACAGGTTTCTTCTCATTTGAACCCCCATAGTTTTTTTGCCTCAGTCAAAACCTCTGGGCGCAAATCCCACGCCCACATATGTGCAAAATCTGGTTCAATCAGGCGCAGCATTTGCTCCACTGAATCGGCAGATTTCAGGATGTTTTCGCGGATCGCGCACTTGGCTGTGATGTGGTTCAGCGCAGCTTGCAGCCCCTCATTGGTCAGCCTGTCGCTGTTGTCAGCGTTGAAGACGCGGAAATTGTTGGCATTGGCATACACGATGGTCTGCATCAGGCCGGTGCCAGCCCAGTAGCCTGCGACCTGGCTTGTATGTGACCAGTCAGGCTGATTTGGCAGGCTGGCAGCACGCTTGCCAGACTTGGTGTTTGCAGCGGCGCTAGACCATTTTGTTTTGAGTTCGATGCGGCGCGAGAAATCTGGAAAGCCGGAGTAGGGCAGTTCTAGGCCAGACAAGTTGGTGAAAATTTCAGATTCACCTTCGATGCGGTTAAGGCCGTAGTGGGCGTGCGCTTCTTTTACGCCTTCAATGGCGTTGGTCAGCACATCGGCAAACTCTGCGCGGTTGACCGCCAGCTTGCGCTCGTCTTTGCCGTCGTCCCAGGTGCGCGGCTGGTATTCATCCAAGCGGCTCATACCCTGCCGGATCACAGCCTCAATGGTGTGGCCGTCAATCAAATGGAGGTTGGCGCAGTCCTGTACGACACGCCCTGCCAGCATGTTGGCATTGTCATCTTTATATAGGTTTACAGTAGCTTTGGCGGCGTCTGTGTCGCCTACTTGGTCGCCTTTTATGACCGCCCAGGCTTGGGACACCTTGGGACGGATCACGCACTTTTCAAATAATGTCCGGCAGATTGGACGCGATGCCGGATTGCTGTGATGGAAATAGTGCTTGTCAGCAGCCCATTTGATGGACGGTGGTAGCGACATAAAAAAACCTCAACAGAAATAGCTTCCTGCCAAGGTTTAATATTCTTTACTTATTACGTCAATATACTTTTATTATTTAGTACTTAAAATTACTTATCAGAACCCAACATTTTATCCCGATAGCTCGTCACATCATAGTCAACCCACTGCATTTCGCGCAGTTCTGGGCGTATTATCATTGTGACAATCGGACAGCCCCATTCGAGTTCAAGGTTTGTGTACGTGCCGAAATTGTTGCTCTCAAGTGAATATCGGTTTCTTCCAGTTTGATAAACGACACCGTAAAGCAAATGTTGGTTTGTTGTTTTCACGATGCTGTAGTGGCCAAGACATTCCTTGTCCACCACCCCGCGTTGCATCGGATCAATGTTGACGATATCAAGGTTGCCGTTCATCCAAGCTGATGGATGGTCAAGATCATCTGTCATGTTCCAGTACACGCACATGGTGTCGTGCAAATAGTAGTCGTGCATATATATCGCTTTGTCTTGATAGGGTGACATGCGCTCCATTTGACCACCTGAATGACCCATCACTAATGTTGGATTTTTTCCATTGTTTGAGTTGATTAGGTGCGGTGCAATCTTTTTTGCTTTTTCACCACACTCGTCGTCCCACGGGAAAACGCAGGCCAGCACTGGGATGGGTGGGCTGGCAAAAAATATCTGTTGCGGCGTGCAATTCAGGATTTTTGAATACTCTTCAGCGTCGGCAAGTGAAATGCCAATATCGCCAGATTTATGGCGTGACAAGGTGGCAGGCTGGATGCCTTTGAGTTCAGCGACCATGTTATTCTTCAGGCCGCTGCGCCTGATCATCTTGTCCAAGTTGTTTGGTGCCACTGGCCCACAGTCCATTGCTGAATAACTGTTCATGATATCACCTTGTCGCTTTCAGTCAAACACCTGATACAGGTAAGCCTATTGTCTTAATAGGTCAAGTCATATAACGTCAGTACAAATATTTGGTACGGATGGCGTTATGCAATTGAACGAATATCGTGAGAGTAAGGGCTGGTCTTACAGCGAGTTGGCAAGGCTTGTGGGGGCTGCACACGCGACTGTTGTGCGCCGCTGGTGCCTGCCTGTGGGCCATGATCAGCGCTTGATACCGAAGGCCAGCAACATGCGTAAGATCGTGCAGCTAAGTGCTGGCGAGGTGACGCCCAACGACTTCTATCAAGATGACTGAGGATGAACTGCAAACATATGTGGTTCATTGGCTTCAGGTGGCCCTGCCGCTGGGCAGTATGTTCCATCACAGCCCGAATGAGGGCAAGCGCCACGTTAGCTACAAGATGCGCCTGAAGAAGCTGGGCATGCAGGCTGGCTGGCCTGATCTGGAAATCTTTGTGCCTCAACACGGTTGGAAAGACCCGACGCACCAAGGCCCGATCATGATTGAGTTGAAGCGCCCCAAGGGTGGCAGCTTGTCAGCCAATCAGAAGGACATCCAGGAACGACTGAAGTGTTGCGGCGTCTATTGCGTCACAGCAAAGCGCCTGGGGCATGTAGAGGCGTATCTGAAGCCGTTGCTCAATCTGCGTGGCACCGGCCAGGCTGATGTGATCCGGCAGATGTGTGAGGCCGAAGGTGGCTAGGGGCTTCAGTGAGATACCGCCGCGGCTAGTTCGCATTTGCAGGGTGCCTGGCCTTTGGGAAGAACTGCCAGAGTGTGGCCATTGCGAGGGGCAGGGCGAGTGTGAGGTTGAATATGCGGTGCCAGACTATCGCACTGGCAGCGGGTTCATAGACACGCGCCATGGCGAATGTCCGGTGTGCCATGGCCAGGGATATGTCGAATTAACAGAGGGAGAAGAAGAATGAACGCATACAAGTATTCTATTGCCTATGTGGCTTGCATCTTAGCTGTGAATATCGGCTTTGTTTATGTGCCGCCGATGCCGCTTTTAGGTGAAATGTGGCCACCGATGTCGCTATTGGTTGGCCTGATTTTCGTACTGAGGGACTTCAGCCAGCGTGAAATAGGCCATCGAGTGTTCGGGGCAATGCTGATCGGCGCATTGTTGAGCTACTACTTAGCAGATCCGTTTGTGGCGGTCGCATCGGTAGTTGCCTTCTTAATTAGCGAGACTGCTGACTGGCTGGTTTACACCTGGTCAAAACGGCCTTTGCACCAGCGCATTGTGATCTCGTCGGCGGTTGGCACCCCGCTTGATAGCGCTGTCTTCCTTGCAATGATTGGCTACTTCAGCATTGGTGGCGTCGTGCTGATGACGCTTAGCAAAATGGTCGGTGCTTTTGTTGTGATGTACTTGCTACAGAGGCGCAAGCATGAAGCACACATATAAACTCAGCTTCATTTCTGCTTGCCCGATTGATGGTGAGGAAATTCATTACAAGCTCACCTTAAAAACAGACAATACGACGATGGCAGAGGACATCGTGGATTGTGCGTTCAACAAGGGTGAGCCTGCTTTGCAAGAACATCTGGCAGAACAGTTTGCCTTAAAATTTCCGCAAGCATCAGGTCGTCTCAAAGGCATCCATAAAGCAATCACCATTGAGTCGTCTTGGAAGGCAAGTCAGTGATTCACTATCACGGCACGCCGCTGACGCCACGCAGGGAGCTTCTAGCTATGGCCGGAAAGCATTTCTGCGTGTCGTTTGCGCGGCCAGACGATGCAGACATCTGCTTGCAGATTGGTCAGAGCGTCATGTGGGATAACGGGGCGTTCACCAGTTTTAAGCAAGGGCTGATGTTTGATCGCAGCGCCTATTATGCATGGCTGGAGCCGCGTCTGGGCCATCCACACTGGGCTGTAATTCCTGATGTCATTGACGGGCCTGTTGAGCAGCAAAAAGCGCTGCTTGCTGAATGGCCCTATCCTAACCAGCTGGCAGCGCCTGTGTGGCACATGGGGCTGCCAATTGATTATTTGCTTTTTCTTTGTGACCGATACCCACGGGTCTGTTTTGGCAGCACAGCACAATATTGGCAGATTGAAAGTGAGGCTTGGGCTTCACGGGCTGACAAAGCATTCAACGCACTAGCACAAGCCCATCAATACATGCCGCACATTCATATGCTGCGTGGTCTTGCCCTGACAGGCAAGCGTTGGCCTTTTGCCAGTGCTGACAGCGTGAATGTCGCGAGAAACTACAAAGATCGCGGTATGGATGCAGAAGCGATGGCAAGGCGCTTAGACGGTGTGCAGACGCCTATCAAATGGTCACGCCAGCCTGAAGCGCAGGAGTTGGCGCTATGACCCGCACTGAAGCCCTGGCTGATGCAGATCGTGAGATCAGCCGCCTGATCCAAGACGGGCGCGGTCTTTTCTATATTGCAGAATTGTATGGCGTGCCTGTCAGGCGTCACAGCAGTCGCTGGTTCAGCAGCACTGATGCAGCACATCTGGCGTTGCCAGGCTATCTGCAAGGCCAGCCTGGGACGCTGACGCTGGGCTATCTGCGTGAGGCGCTGGCAGACATAGCGCAAGGCATAGCGGTGCGGGATCTGGAGCAAGCAGCATGATCGAGCAAGGTGATGGCCTGATGGCCAAGCGTGAGAAGCTGGGCCAGTGCGTGCGGTGCGCTGTAGCGATCAGCGAATCGGAGTGCAAAATCTGTGGTTTGGAGTCGGCGCGAAGCCGCCCGCGACAGCTAGCTTATGTTACTAAGCTAAGCCATGACGCTAAGCCAGAAGGCTATCCAAGACATGAATTAAAAAGTGAAAACAAAAAAGGCCATGCTTGAGAAGCATAGCCCTGCGCTAAGAGATGATTTTAACAATGGCCGAAAATCCGTCAAGCACAAAATACGAAGCTGATAAAATACAACACCTTATTAGCCGGACAGCGAAACACACAAATTTCAACTACAGGTGTGTCGCGGGCAAATTCAAGGCAAACAGGTGGGCAGTCAGGCAGGACAAGGTGTGGCGTCGATGCAGGCAAGACTGGTCTGTTGAGGCGTTCAAGGAAGCACGGCAGCGGTATTGGCGCATGAACCAGTTTCAACAGCGACAGTTCATTGAACAGATGGAGAAGGCGCATGAGCGACGTTAATGGATTGCATGATCTGTTCATCACAGCAGCCGAAACGGACAGGCGCATGCCGCCGGCCATGAGGAAGCAGAAGCTGTCGTCATGGCCAGACTATCCGCTGGACTGGCATGGCTATGGCTGGACACAGGAAGGCGAGACAATTCTGAAGCCTACAAGCAGACAGATCACAGATTATGACAGGGCCATGCAACTAACGATTCTGATGGATGAGGATGACCGCAAGCTGGTCTGGGCTGTGGCTCACAGTGCTGCCTTCAAGGCAAGAGGTGCGCCGTGGACGCGCCTTGCCAGGATGTTGCGGTTAGGGACGGATGGCAGGGTGGTCAAACGCAGATACATGGATGCGTTGGTCCGCTTGCACTACAGGGCAAGGGCGTATCGATATGAGGTGTATGCGGGGCCGTTAGGCCGCCGCCAAATGATTAGGCTTTTTCTTTTGGCTCAAATTCACCCTTGCGGTTTTCTTCTTTCCAAAGGCGCAAGCGATGGGGCAGATAGCAAGTGCCGCGTCCATCTGATCCAAGGGAACCAACCTTGATCCGATTTTTGTTCTTACCGCAGTCGATGGCGACTACGGTGCTAGGGTAACCGACCCATTGATTGGTTTGAACGATGTGAAAGTTGCCACTACGAAGGCGACGCTTCACAACATCACCATTTCCCGTGTCTATCGGCATGTTGCAGATCGTTTCGACTAAATCCCCGACTTTAAAATTGAGTTCCATTTTTACCTCCTGGTTGAATTACCTTACACATTTAATATCCTATGTTTGACTTTAAATGTCAAGTATATTGATACAGAAAATCAAAAAATATGATTTGCGTGTTGTCAACGGCACGAAATCTGGTATCGTTTCGATATGCTGGCGCAAGATATTGATGAAAGAATAGTATTTGCGGCTGATTGCTTGCCCTGTGAACTTTGCGGTGAGCCAGTTTGCCCACGTTGCAACCAGCACTATGCAACCTGTCCATGCCCAGGGCCACACAGCGAGATCAACGATGAGGAAGTATCAGCCAGCCCAGGTGGACTGGGCTGAGATAGAGCAACGCATCAAGGCTGGTGAGAGTTTCAACGCTGTGTCTAAGGATTACAGCGTGTCCAGGCAGGCCATACAGAAGCGGTGCAGTAAGGAAGGCTGGGTAGAGCATACGCCAGTGACAACCGCTGTGCGCCGCCAGTTGCGTAAGCGCAACCAGTTGCAACCAGATGTGCAACCAAGTGAGGTTGCATTGCAACCAATGGCATCCATGCAACCGCAAGCTGTGGCAGAGCCAAGCGCTGCCGTAATGGCAAGAGATGACAAGCAAGGCGCAGCACTAGAGCTGCTGCGGGATGGCGTGCCGCGGAAGCATGCAGCGCAAGGCGTGGGCGTGAGTGAAAGCACGCTACTGCGATGGATCAATGACGATGAAGGATTTGGCTCAGAGGTACGCGCAGCAGAAAGTGCTGCTGTCGCTCTCAGGGTGCGCCGGATCGGGAAAGCCGGTGAAAAGGACTGGCGTGCTGATAGCTGGTACCTGGAACGCACACAGAGGGCTGAGTTCGGCTCTGACAGCCAGAAAGGTGGCGGTGTAGCGGTCCAGATCAACATCGAACGTGGCGGCGATACAGAGGTGATTGACGTTACACCTGGCAGCTAAACTGGACTGCATCTGGACTGGGCGTGAGCCATCCATCAGCAAAGCGTTGCAGGCTCTACGTTACAGGACACAAGACCACCGGACTACTAAGCCGGTTCAGATTCTGACGGCCCCCGCGGCATGCCCCCAGGCCAGCCGTCGCGCGACGACGAAGGCGTTATGTAAACACGCCCGCTTCTACAAAATCACAGGGTTTCAGGTTGCATGGCAGAACAGCCACAAGGATTTGCGCGTCGCATGATGGCGCAGAAGTTGATGGCTGACGCGCGTGCTACGCCTAACAGCGACAGTCCGTCCTTTTTCGGGCGCATCAGGCCATCAGTGCAGGACATGGCTGATCCCACGCGGTTCAGCGACATGGCTGGCCCTGCGTACACGACTGGCGCTACGGCCAGCTTGTTTGCGCCGGGTGCTGGCGTTGTTGATATCTTTGGCGGTGCGCCTGATCCCATGCAGCCGGGTCAGATGCTGCCCAGCTTTGGTCAGAACGTCACTCAGGGCAATTATCTTGATGCTGGATTACAGGCGTTGGGTGGTGCTGGCGATGTGATGATGGCGGCTGGTGCTGTCATACCGCCTGCCTTGCCTGCTGCGACGATGCTTGGGACTGCATTAAAGGCACCACGGGCAGCTAGGGTGGCCGGTCAGGCGGCTGATGCTGCCAATACGTTGGTGGATGATTTGCCTACATTGCGTTTCGACGGCACCGACGACATTGATCTAGAGGGTAAAAACATCTTCCCGATTGTTGCTGATTTGACAGCGGCAGGCGGTAGATTTGAAGGCATAGACAGCAGCAAGTTGGATGCCCCTGAATTGCTACAGGGCGGCCCAGAATTTTCAAATCTGAAGGGCAGCAGGGATGCTGGGGTTGTATGGGCTGTGCAGGGCAAGGGTCGCGGCACTGCAAAATTGTCTAAGGATGCAGATTACGGGCTTGTAGTTGCGATGAATCCAGATTCGCATCGTTCCAATGCAACCTTTGTAAATTCTATACTGGGCAACACGCTGGCATATGTGCGTGATGGCCGGATATCACCAGAGAATTTGGCGCAGCTTGATGGGTTTGTCAGGACAGGCACAGACCAATCACAGTTGCAGAAATTGAAGGATTGGCCAGGCTTTGCAAGCCCTGACGCTGCTGACTTTATTAAATCTCTGAATTTTGAGGCTAGAAGTCGAATTTCAGATGTGGTTGGCAGTTCACGTGGCCAAGCCTTGGGTGCGCCAAACATTGACAAGATCATACGCGCAACTGGCGATCCAGCGCTTCTGGGGCTGAACAGCCGTGATGCAATTATGTTGGTGAAACTGGACAAGGAGGCTGACTTGGTACGCCTTGGTACTGAGGGGTCACTTGAACATAATTCTTATGATTTTGGCATCAAGGGTGAGCCGGTTGCCCGAATACCAGTAACCAGCGCTAGAAATATGTTCCCTGATTTCTTTGCCCAGGCAGAGGCTGAAGGCAAACAAAATGTCCGGCGTGCATTTGACTTGGCTCTGCCGGTTGAAACGCTGACAGCCGAAAAAATTGCCAATATTCGCAGCCTAGCCACGCAATCGATTGATAGCCCACGCCAAGCGGCATTAACGGCTGATGTTGTAACCGGCAACTGGAAATCGTCTAGTACGCCAAAAAATGCCGGTGGATTAAGCCCAACAGAGTTTGTTCAGGCGCTGAAAGGCAGTGATGCGTCGTCAACGCTGACAATGATGGAGTTGCCGGAGGTCCAGAAAAAATTGCGTGGCGGCAATTTTGAAGTGTTCCAGCTTGGCGATGGCGAAGTCTTTTTTGGGTTGGAAAAATCCTATAATTACGATGACGTCTATAATCTTAGCGGCAACCCGACTTATGTGAAGGTTGAGGGTGGGCCTGAACTGACAGGCGATGAAAAGGCGCTTGTCAGCGTTATAAACAATGAGGTCGGCGCAAAGGGCGTAGGCAAGGCAACAGTCCTGAAGGCCATTGAAGAGGGCGCGACAGCATTAGATGCGTTTGCAGTGCCTTCAGAGCGATTTCCTGATGGATTTTTACCAGATTTCTATGGTAGTTTTGGGTTTGAAGAAGTGGGCCGAATTGATTTCGATCCATCTTTCTACAGCCAGACGGAATTGGCTGACCTGGAGGACTATTGGCGATCTACTGGCTGGGACGAAAGTGCTGGCCCACCAAAGATTGTCATTATGAAATGGACTGGTAACGATGGCTTTCGAGCAGACGCAACTAAACGC